TTTGATGCAACTGTTTCTGCAGTTCCTCTTGTGCCTTCTACCTTTACACCAAGTTGTATTTCTTTTCCAATAATTTCGCTCATGATTTTTAATTTTTAATGACTAATAATATAATTATAACATTTTTTTTAATTGTCTGTTAAGGCTTTTATTTCTAGCACCATATCTATGAATGCTGTTTTGCCTTTTGTGTCCTCAGATATCCCAAATGAAGATGCTGAAACTCTCGCCCATGTTCTGTGGCCACCTGAAGTCGCCATATTCCAGTTCGTATCGAAATGTTGAACTATGTCATCAAAAGTTTGAGGCAATATATCCTCGTAAACCCTTTTTGCTGTGACTCCCTGAATGTTAACCTCTACTCCCATCCTAAATGTGTAGACTTTAAAATTCTCGTCAGTTGTTTCAAAGGTGTTATCTATTGTTTCAGGAAAGAATACGATTGATGGGTATTTTACGTTTTCTTTTTGTATAGGATATGAAAAAACTTCCTGAATGTTAGGTATTGTCTCGATGCTTGTTTTTAGTAGTCCTATTAGATCTCTTAACATATTTTTATTATAACATTATTTGCCAAAATCTTTAACAACCTCTTTTAATAATTGTTTTTCTAATATTTTAATTTGTGGCATACTACTGTTTTTTACTGATTTCAACCAAGGTCTTGCTTTCATGTGTCTAGTTCCATAGTGAACATATTTTGCATAGTCAGCTTTTTTTTCATTTACCTTTATTAGTAATGAGAAAGGTCTAATCGTATAGTCGTGCGCCCTTTTCAGGTTATGGCTTAACTTTGGAACTCCACCTCCTGAATTACCGACATCCCAAGTTGTCTGATTGATTCCTCTTTGCATTAAGGCTTTTGCCCTCACTAAAAATTTTTGCGCTTGGTCCCGAACTGCTCCGGGGTTTCTCCTGATTGCTCTTTCTAACGCTTTGTATTCAAGACGAGAGTTAGTTGTCATTGTGTTGTCTTTCAACCATTAGCTCTAAATGTTTGTTAGCTCCTACGCTTGTGTTGTCTTGTATTGCTTCTACCGAATAAGACTTCCCCCCTGTTGTCAGCCTATCGCCCACAGCCACCCCTGAATCGATGTTACACCAGATAATGAACCTATTGGTGAAGTTGAGGTTTAAGTTCTCTGTGAGGTCTGCTGTGGCTTGTTGCAGGTGTCCTATGAACGTTCCTATCTCTGTTTCCGTAGAATTAGAATAAGTGTCGCCATTAGTCCACGAATTTCTCATTATAGTGAAAGTTGTTTTGTAGAAATTAGATATCATTAGCTATATTTTATATTAAAATTATTTTTCTGGATTCAATAATGTCCATTGCTCTTTCAGCATCGTCTTTATGCTTTTCACTTCGGTATTTTACTTGATAATTACCAATCTTTTCTGATTCTACTTCTCCCTCTGTGTTAGTTTGCGCTAAAAAGACTGCTGACGTTAAAACTGTTGTTGCATATCTAATATCTTCAGGAACATCAACTTGATATCCCCATTTTGCTGTGACTTCTACGGTTTGAATACCTTTTTCAAATGAATCATCTCTTAATATAAATGTGTTCTTGTGGGTTGTGTTGTAAGGATACAATATAAAATCAGTTCTAGTCACTAGGCTTTGGCCATACTCTTGTCCTGTTTTTAAAATTGGAGTTTCAATAAAATCATCAACTTCTAATTGTTGATACCCGTTTCCATCATACAATCTAGCAGATGCTACTGTGTCAGCTTTCCAGTCTCTGTTTGTAATCCCTTTTATGTATATAGAAATTCCCTCAATCCAATTATCAATATCTATTGTGATTGTTTGATTTGTGTATTTTTCTACATCAGCTTTTGAACAGTATAATTTCATGATTATCTTTTAGTTACTTTGTTAGTTTTAATCATTCCATTTTTCTTTTTCATTTTTTTTTCTGGGGTGTCTTTACAAATACCAATAAATGTAAAATCTTCAGCTCTCTCGCTTTCAAGTTTTATTGCTGAGTATAGTACTTCATTTGTTTTTTTGTTTATGTATTTAAGCATTGTATTTTATTATTTGCTAAATAAGTAAGAGGAGTATTCCTCTGACCTATTAACATTTAATCCTTGTGGATTATACTGCTGCTACTGTTTGTAGAACTGCTACTGCTGTTGGGAGAATTGTAATCGCTCCAACTCTAGTAACAAACCTGATAGCTTCTCGATCAGTTGTGATCAAGTTGATGTCAGCATCATTTGCCACGTTTTTAACAGTTCCGGCTTGGAATCTGTCGGCTACAAGACCTTTTTTGTATCCCATGATTGATGATTTCTTTAAGTCTCCGTATAGAAGAACTGTTCCATCTTCAACTGCAATGTTTGCAGAATCAACCATAGCTTCAACTTCAACAAAAGGTTTTCCGGCTAGTGTAGGAAGACCTTCGTTGTTGATAGGGTCGTTGTAAACAAAACGACCGTCTCCATCTTTCAGTAAACGAATAGCTGTCTTAACACTTCTGTGTCCATAGAACTTTCCATTTGCTTGTGCGCCTTCAGGAACAATATCCTTAAGCTCATAAATCTTTTCAACTGAAAGTGTTGATAATGCACCTGTTAGGTTAACAACTGGAACACTTGCGTTGTTGGTGATTCCTGTGAACCCTCCATTAGCTGTATCTCCTGATCCTGCTCCGATAAAGAAAGCTCTATCTTCTGCAAGAGCAAATCCTTCTGCTACTCTATCTGCAAGGAATCCAAACAGATCCACTTCCTCGTCTTCAATTAGTTCTCTTGTAAGAGTTACAATAGCTCCAATTTTTTTCAACTTTAGTTCCTCTTGTGCAAGAACAACTTGTGTTGATCCAATAACACCGGCTTCATCTACCCATCCAACTGTAACGTCTGTTGCCAGAGCATTAGCTTCGTATGAATTTTTTGATAGTGGTGTTGAGAACATTTCTCGTCTAGCAACTCCGTAAGTTGTTGTTAAGGCGCGAATTTCTGCTGACAATTCAGCATCTACTACATATCCTGCAAATGGTGAACCAGTTGCATCTGTAGTCATCTCTTTTGCCTTTGCATCGTCTCCTGACATGATGGCATTTGAGAACCCCTTTAGGTATGTATTAAGTTCTTTTCTTTTAGCAACGATTTGCTCATTTCCACTCCCTGCATTTTTAACTGCAAGTCCTTTCTGTGTGCTAATCCATGCTTCTACATCCCCTTTCATTGTTGCTACAGCTTCCTCTAATTTCTGTGTCATTTTTGTATCTAGACCTTTAGAAACTTTGTCGAACGCTTTTTTAACAACTTCCTCTGCATCCTTCTCATCTTTAGGATCTGTTTCAGGAAGTTCTGCAACTTCTGCAACCTCCTCTGCTACTACTTCTCCCTCCTCTTCTGAAATTTCGTTTGCCCAGTCTACAACTTGTGTCTTTTCAGACGCTGTTGCGAAACCTTTAGCTTTAAGTTCTTTCAGAAACCTTAGTAATTTAACCATAATAATGTTTAAAATTAGTTTATAATTCTTTTACAAGTCCCTCAGCTAAGGAGTCATAACGCTGAATATCTTTGCTTGTTATAAATTATAAAGACCTGATTGCTTTATATATATCTCTTCTCTTCTGGTCTTGGTTTTTAGCTTCCATTGAGTTTATTGCTTTAGCAATTGATAAAATAGTTACCATTTTTTTATTAACGATAGCAGGTGTTTCAATTTTTCCCTCTTCTGTAGATTCCTCTTCTGCAGTTTCTTTTTCTTTAGTTATTTCCTCTTCAACAATTTGTTTGAATAGAGCTTCAGCTTGTGATGGAACTGCTACTGCTGAAATTTCTAGCAATTCTGATCGTAGTATTTTAAAATCTTTATCAAACTCTAACGGAATAAAGCCTATTGATGTAGCGTTGATAAATCCTGCCTTTGTCATTTCGTAAGCTAGAGCGCCTTTTGGATTCATAAGAGCGTATTTGATTTGTCCTTGTAGCTTCCCCTTTACTACATCAATTTTTGTTACCTTACCAAGGATATGTTCAATTGAACCGTAATTATGTGAGTCTATAAATGCCGGATTCTTTTTAAAGTTTTTTAACTCAAAGTCTTGCATAACAATGTCGCCATGTCTGTCCTCTTTAGCTGATGAAAATATTACATCAAAAAGATTCTCTTCTTTATCTACACTTTTAAATTGTGTAGGTACTTCATATGACAAAGCAGTGAACCCTTTTTCTTTTGCTTTGGTCCAAAGACTCGACAGGTTTTCTACTCCCTCATCGGCTAAAGACTTTTGTGTGATTGTGTAAAATTTTTCCATATTTAATATAATTATAACATTTTTTTTAATTGCTGACTAAATACTGCATTCACAGTTGATGTTTTCCCCTGCGCCGAAGTTTGGATCGTGTGGATGCATCATCCCATTTGAGAACGGAGCTTCGAATGGTCGTTCCTCTCCGTCTATTGAA